GGGTACACCCCTATTGCCACAAGGCTTAATGCACATAACATTACTCTTCGTTAGCCATCTTTTCTACAGACATACGAATAGCTTTAATATTCTCATCTATCCTAGCCATAGATACAGCCTGTCCATGTACTGCATCTTCTACTCTACCTAATCGTTGTTGTACCTCTACAATCTTAGAGGCATTAACCTCTATGTCAGAGGTCATTGTACTCACAGTCCAAACGATAGCAGCACCCTGCACAAATAAACCAAAAATTAATGTTAGTGGTACAGACTTGCTCATGTGCCAGTTATCGTTAGACATTACTTTTATCCTCTATCTGTGGTGTATTAGCTAATGATGTAGGATCAAATACATCAAAGCCTCTACTGTTAGCAAATGCTGCAGGACACCCTGCCCATTTATCTGCACAACCCTCAAGCCACTGCACTGTATGCTCATGCTCTGGGGCTTTACCTTGTTCCACTAATGTATTCTCCCAATTAAGGTATGAGAATACTTCTGCTTGAGCTTGGGCTGCGTTAATACCTAAGTCAAATAAGTAGATCATATTACCTTCATCAATCACACCTTGCCGTGGTCTTGCACTATTTAGTGCTTGCTTCATGCAAGTCATAATGTGGTAACGTGCTTCTTCTAGTTCGTAGTCTTCCTCACTTAGTTCTTCTTTACCTATCTTCTTCATCAGGTTGTCATACTGATTAGTAAAGAAGTTCATCTTACGTACAGCACCTTGTACTGCATTACGTGTACCTTCTAAGTGACCTTGTATCTCTAGTATCTCTATCTCTAGTAGCTCACGAGCAAGAGGGTCACTGCAGTCTATCAGTTTAGCTTGTTTCTTCTTTAGCTTTACTTCTTTCTTACGTAGGTTTATGTAAGCTTCCTGTAGAGCACTACGTGTTTTGTCTATCTCAGCCAGTGTGTGCTTGATGCTACGTATGGGTGTGATAGCTGTTACGTCTAGTGTAACTCCCATAAACTGACTGTGTGACTTGTGGAAGTTGCTGGTGGCCTGTGTAACTGCTGGCATCTTCTCAGCTATGTTACTGAGCATAGACTTGTACTCAGGGGCAGCAGTAGGTAGTGCTTCATTTAGTGTAGTAGTAATAGCTAGTTCTGTAGACATTAGTAACTCCTTCTTAAAAAAGAGTTATACCATATTTTTAAAGTAAATGCAAGCACTATCCGTTAGACCATTGGGTATACCATCTACCATCAGAGTTTTTAAATGCACCATCACATACTGGCCCTGACCTTGGCCCTTCAAATACAATGTCTACACCTTCACCATTAAGCCATGCCTCTGTTAGCTTACCTTGTTCAGGTACATTATGAGGTCTACGTTTTCTATTTCTAAAACGAAACTCTGTCTCTGTAACTAGTTCACCTGTTTCTCTGTATCTAAGTAATCCCATTTGTTCCTCTAAGCTATAGCATAAAAAAGATATGTGCCATCAGTAAAGTCACCTGTAATTGTAAAACCTGATGACAGTGGGTCTATAAAGTCTGTATTAGTTACTGGTGCTGCATTTGAGTTAAAAAGAGAATAAGAATCGTTGCCAGAAACTATACCTCTTCCAGTATCCCAAAAATACCAACCACCATCTGCATCAGTACGTTTAACCATTACAAACCTAGCCCCTGCTGTAAAACCACAGTCTACATCTGTAGAACTTCCAGAATGTGCTACTGATCCTATTTTAGATACACCTGCTACAGTAGCAAAAAGAAGAGCTATAAAAGTGTGATTGTTTTCATTCGTTTGAACATTAGTACCAACCGTAAACACAGTAGAAGTAGGGTCTGTATTATTAAAATAAACAGCATCTGTTTGGGTAGAGTCAACTTGAAAACTACTATGTCTATTACTACCTAACCCACTATGATAAACAGAAAACGATTGAGCTTCACTTCTGCATTTTATCCATATCATTTCTGGTACTACGGTAAGTCCATGAGCTATAGTTCTATTTGATCCATTCCCAGTATACATAACTAAATCAAAGAAATTTTTAGCACGTTTAAAATTATAAAAATCATAATTTGTACTCCAGCCAGTGCCATTAAAAATAAAATCTTCATTTTGCCAATTAACAGTAGCAGTAGCTTCCGAATCTGATTTATTCATAGCAAAGTGTTGTTCACCTATTGATCTTATATACATCTCTTTATCGCCAGTACTATCTGTTCTATTTCTAATAATCATATCTGCAGGAAACCCTGCACTATTTCCATTACTATTATCACCTGCAGATAAATCAAACACCTTAGTAGCATCTGTTATAGTAACCATGTTAGGTCTTCTAATTGCCATATAAATATACGTATCAGAATCCCCTGAGTTTACATCATTATTACCTCCATGAATGTTAAAACCACCACTTTCAAAAGTAATAAAACCTCCAGTTTCATCTTCTGCATTAGCAAGATCCCAATATACACGGGTTGCATTACCTCTATTACTTTGATCTTTAGCCTTAAAGTGAGGTCTAGTTTGATCAAAAACACTCCAGCCAGCACCTATACTAGCACCCTTAACCATGACAAATTGAGGCTCCCACCCAAGGGCAATTACCTTATCATTAGCACCTGAACTAGTATAACTACCACACTGAATCATAGAGTCAGACCCTGTTTCGTGGGCAAAGAGGTAGGCTACATAGTTTTCACCATTAGCATTAACTGCATGATCTGTACCTACAGTAAACACACTTGTGGTAGGAGCAGTGTCGTTCCACCAGTTAGCACTGTCTGCAACTGCAGCACTAGTATTAAGTATAAGGTATTTATCTTCTGGTGCAGAACCATCAACACCTCTATGATAAACTGCCCAGTTGTCATTTTCATCTATGTTTTTAATAAGTATCATACCTACAGTGCCACCTAGTGAGTGGGCTACTGTTCTAGCAGAACCTGTACCTTCATAGGTAACTATATCAAAAAACTTAGGGGCTTTTTTAAATGACCAGCCGACATAAGTATTATTGCTTCCAGAATCGTTTGCTAAACCAAAACCGTCTGTTTCATCCCCAAGTTTAAAACCATCACTATTATATTGATTTGGTCCAGTGTTTGAGTACGTGGTGCTTTGATCTGAGTTTTTTGCGTTGCTGTCACTGGCATAGAGAAAATTATTTACACCTAGTTCGGGTGTTGAAAAAATACCTTGTCTTGTAGCAACATTGCGGCTTTTAATCCAAACCATGCCACCCTTGGTAAAATCTATACCATTTGTAATTGTTTGCTCTGAACCAGAACCATTATATGCACCACTACCTGTCCATAAATCTATACTAAAGTTATTCTCAATAAATTGATCTGGATTAGGTACACCAGCTTCAGGCCATACACCACCACGTCTAGCTTCTAGTTGATCTTGAGTAGACCACACACCAGATGCTACCCCTGCCTCATGGTTCTCAGTAGGCTCTACTAGTGTAGGTGTAATCATGCTTTTAAGGTATCGTGTTTGTGACATTATGCTAGTCCTCCGTGACCGTTGGAGCAGCCAGCAAGTATCCTATTTCCCGTTAAGTCACCGAAATCAGACGCATTGCCAGTTGTGGCTATTACAACAAAATCAATTACATTATAGCCACCGCCAGAACCGCCAGCAAATACTGCCTTTATATTGTCAGAAGCACCGTTTGAACCGCTATATCTCCCAACAGTTAAGTCACCAAAATCTGTAGCATTTCCTGTGGTTGCTATAGTCACATAGTCTATTACGTTAGACGCAGAACCATCAGTACCCCCAGCGAACAATCCCCTTGTGCTAGACGCAGCCCCGTTGTCATCGTAACTAGAAATTGTCCTGTCCCCGAAGTCAGTAGCATTTCCTGTGGAGCCAATTGTGATATACTCTATGATATTTGTGTAGCTTCCCACAAATCTAGTACCCATTACCCCTCTTGTTGAGGATGCAAATCCGCCAAGGTTTCCACCAGCAGCCCCCATATTGCCGAAGTCTGTTGCGTTACCTGCGGAAGCAATTTCAACGTAATCCATTGTATCGGTTCTGGCGCTGCTATCTCTTCCGCCAGCCCAAACACCTCTTGTTGCGTTACCCATAGAAGTACAATCACTTCTACCAACAGTTAAGTCACCAAAATCACCTGCAGTACCAAGGCTTGCAAATGTAACAAAATCTATAACATTGGAACGGCTATCGCCAGAAGTATTATATCCACCAGCATGAACCGCTCTAGTAGTTGAGCCGACTGCTGCGCCCCGTAGTTTTTCTGAGCTTAAATCACCAACATCTGTAGCGTTTCCAAGAGTGGTAAAGAATATCTTTTCTATTGAGTTGTAAGCACTATTACTTCCCATAAACAAACCTGTTATGGGAGGACTAGGCCACCCACTGACATTCTGATAATGTGTTGAGAGGCTCCATACGCCATTATAGTTGGGCATTACTGTAGTCCTCCGTGATCATTAGAACAACCACCAACAGCATATCTTGCGGTAGTTAAATCACCAAATGTTGCACCGTTGCCAGTTGA